TACATATGAACGCAACAGAAAGAGAGGAGAGAATGACACGTTTAACAGATAAAGAATTTTTTTGTAAAAGTAATAATCATGTCGGTTATGAAGCATATCAGGGTCGGAGGTTTTATACTGCGTTGAAGGAGTATATCGGAGAGCAACAGAAACTAGATGTTGTTTACGGGGATTTGGGTATTATTGATTTAGTCGGAGAAGAAATGGCTAACCGATTTAAACAGGCAATGTATAAATTGCGTGTTGCACTAGAAATGGCAGGTAATGATAAATTAGATTCTGAGAATGTAATTAAACGTATCGAGATTTGTGGACGGGGATTATCTGCGATGAAGAAATACGCAGAGGATAATAAATTAGTCCCAAGATTAGATATTTGGATTTATCAGGTTGAAGGCAAAAAAGTATTTGCCGTTATTAAAGATAAAGATAAATTGAAAATGGCTCAATCTATCTATAAAGATGTTGAAGCTATCTATACGTTGCGTGAATTGTATACGATGATTTTAGATTATCGTTCCGTTCATAACGTAAAAAAGGAACTAACTAAAAAGGGGCATACCCCGACTATTGAACAAATTGATAAATTTACAGAGGAGTATTTTGACGATGACGTACCATTTTAAAAAATTTGATGATAGCAAATCACCCAATACATTTTTAACACAAGCCGAGATTATATTAAAAATGCGTGGTAAGGAATACGGGCATTTTTTAGAACTATTTGCTAATACCTCAAAAAGAATGAGTTTAGCAACGGGTAAGGATATTAATCCATATGATGTAGCCCGTATAATGATAGAATTAAAATTAAGCCGTTTAGATAATGGGGAATACAAAGAAGATACCATTATTGACCTTATTAATTATTGTGCTTTAGCCGGTAGTATTAAAAGCCATATGGTTACTGAAGAAAAGAAAGTCGGTGATATTGACTTTAATGATATTTTAAACAAGCCGTTGAGTAACAATGACTAAAGAAAAATCTGATTTTGGTGAGGATATAAGATTAAAGGGTGATGATTACCGTGAAGAAAATATTAGTATTATTGCCGGTAGTCAAAAAAGAAGACGTATATTAACGCAGACTAGTATTGATAGATATTATCAACGTGGCAATATCAATACCCGTCAATATAATACGGCTTTATATGTTTATGCTTTATATCGTAAGTCGGAAAAAAGAATCATATCATCATATAATCCCGATTCTGCCGTTATGACTTCTAATGTTGATGATAAGAATATGACGGGATTTTGTGACTATATTCAAATTACCAAATTATTACCGACTAAATTATTTAATATCGTTCAGCATATCGTTATTTATGGTTTTTCAGCTAATGAATTTGATAAGGCTTACGATAATAAAAGAAAGACGTTAAAAGAACTAAAACAAGCCTTAGATATTTTATCCGACCATTTTGGAGTGTATTAATTCATTATTTAGCACATTTTAAAGCCCTTAGAGTGCTTATAAATAAAAATAGGGTACTTTGATATATAAAAATCAAAATACCCTATTGTATGGCTTTTAAAATTAGTTATTAATCTTCAAATATCATATATAATATTGTTAAACCAATTACCGTTACGATTCCCGTTATCATTTAATACCTCGCTTGTTTAATATTAAATTTACCTAGTAATGATTCTAGAGTGCCTACAACTCCATTAAATACGTCTTGACCTTCATCAGTATAACAAGTGCCTTCATCATCAGCCCCTTTATATATGTATTGGTCGTATTTATTGCCGAGTAGTATTTGCATTAATAAATCTGCCGTATCGCAAGTATGCTCTATAAATATTTCTGCCGGTATATATTCATTAAAATCATCTATTATTAATTCATTCATATTCATATCCCTTCTGTATTATGCCCGTGATTAAATCCATTATATCTAGTCTAATATCTGCAAATCTATCTTTTAATTTGCTATCTTTATTTATAACATCACTAATATGTTTAGTTTCTAGAAGTTCTTCTAATAAGTCTTCTAAATAATCAGTCAGTTTTTCAAATCCATATTCATTTAATGATTTATGGTCATCTTTATAGCCCGATATATCCGTGTAATAATCTATATATTTATTCATTATGCGTCCCCTTTATTAATATTATTACAATGTTTACCAATTTCGGCAATTAATGGGATATATTGTCTAGGATTAATAGCACCCATATTTTTAAATAAATTAATGCGATTGCCTATTGATACTAATTTATCTTTATCGTTCTTATTATCGGTTATTTCTTTTAAGAAATATTTTTGATTATTAGACCAATATTTCATAAATATATTTTTTGCCATATTTCACCCCCTATTTAAAAGCTAGTTTTTTTAGTTTATTAATTGAATCCTTATATATTTTTTCGGGCTTTTCATTTATGCCTAATATATTCGCAACCTTTTCTAATTGTTCGGGATTCAGTTTATTTATTGCGTCTTTATTTATTGCCTTAGTAAACATATCATTTATTTGATTATTTGGTATTTCATAACCGTTATGAACAACCGTAATAAAATCACTCATTTTTTTTACCATTTTATTTATTCCTATAATATTAAAGATAATTATTTATAATTGTTATTTTTTTACTTGTCAATTATAATTTTACATACTATATTATATATAACATATAAGGGGGCTTTAATATGGTAAGTTTAATAAATAAAATCAATAGTAATGAAATTAAAGAAATTCATATTTCACAATTTAAAGATAAAACAAATAAGATGTTTGGATTCAAAGCAATTGGAACTAATACAACTTCCAATAATTTTTGCTTAAAAATGTATAATCCGAAAAGTAAAACAAAAGTAAACAAGACAAATTTAGAAAATAATATTAATTTAATGAATTATGTAAAAATTTGTAATGCGAATAAATGGTGTAATTTTGCTTTATGGACTAAAAGGAAAGATATTATTCAAAAATTTTTTGATAAACATACAAAACCTGACAATTTAATTATCGTATATAGTAACCCTATAATAGATAAACCAATTCATAAAACATTCGGTTACTTTGATAAAGTTTTTAATAATGTTACTGATGACAATTTGAAAGAGTTGCAAAATTGCACGGGTCAACGGTGTATTGACTGCTTACGTTGTTATAATAAAAGCCAAGATATAAAAGATAATATTATATTTGAGAAAACCAAAAAACAAAAAAAAGATTCTAAAAATATATGTGAATCTTGCTACTCTCACCGTACTATTAATTTTAGAAGTCACACAATGGTGAAACCGTTGCAAAATAACAGTAATATTTTAACAAAAGAATTAGAGGAAATACAAATCCCGAAAATAATTGACCGTTTTTTCAGGTTTAATCATCACGGAGAATTAATATCCTAGTAAAATAATACTTTACAAACATAATAATAAATGTATTATGTAAATAACTTTAATAAAAAAACGAGGGTTTAAAATGGATTTAAAACAATTAGAGGTATTAAAATATATTGTAAAAAAATTAGAGGACTCAATACTCGCAAGAGATTCCTACGACAAAACAATTGAAGAATTTAGAGAAGAAAGAGACAAAGAAACTGACGTGAAAAAAATAGAATCAAGTCAGGGTTGGCTTAATCACTCGATAGGAGTACAACGAAGTTTAAATGATGAAATTGAAGAATTTATAAATGATATAAAAAAAATAATCTAGATAAAAAATAAACTGGAATAAACAAAGCCCCGTTTTCACGGGGTTTTTTTATGCCCGTAGAACGCATTAAAAACAATTTTATATAATAAACTACACAAAAATAATAAATGGGCTTGTGTAGGCTTTAAAATGCGTTTAAAGTATCATCATCATTTTTTTAATAAAAATATATAGGTTTTTCATATGGTTAATGAATTAAATAATGAAGAAAATAAAACGGTTGCAAGGCGGGGTCGTCCGAAGGGTTCCACAAATAAACATGCAATATCTTTAGTAAATCAAATAAATATAGCTATAGATGACGCAGTAAACAGAATTTTACCCGAAAAATACAACACTACATTACAGGAAATATTGGCGGATTCACTCAAAGCCAATCCCACCGCCACTTTAACCGCAATTTCTAGATATATTCCACCTGAATTTAATGTAAATATAGGTATACAAAACCCATTCACCGAAGCATTAAAAGAAATAAACAATAAAATAATTGAACATAATGATGAATAAGGTTTTTTAAACCTATTGCACGGGCTTTATAAGTTATTGAAATATAACAACTTTTTAACAATTGGTTAGCATTCTCAAAATGCGGAACGGCAGGAACAAAAGAAGAACAAATATGTTCCCGTTTTGTTCTCATAGCCCCCACCCTATTTTATATACGGGGTGCATTAAATTTAAATTACCCCCCTCATAAAAAAATTATATAATTCACAGGGTCATGAAAAAAATATTTGACAGCTTTTGTAGCATAAGATAGTTTGTATGATATATAGGGTTTTTATGCACAAACGACTCAACGACCTCCCCGTTCCACAGTTGTAACAGACCTTTCCATAATAAAAGCCCTATAATAATATTTTTTTATTCATTTTATATTAAAGTTACCTCAAGTGTCGTCGCAAGGCGGCACTAGGTTTTATGGCATGGCAAAACAAGAATTAACAGATGCGGCGAAAACACTTCTTGCTCTCCGTGACGACCCGGTACTCTTCGTTCGTACCTGTTTACAAGCGGAACCACAGAAGTGGCAAAAAGAAGCCTTACAAAACATAGTAAAGCATAATCGACTATCGATACGTTCAGGTCATGCTGTCGGCAAGACAACATTCCTGAGTTTCGTGATATTATGGTGGTTATGCACCCATTACCCATGTAAGATAGCTTGCACAGCAAACTCCGCATCACAGCTAGAACAGATATTGTGGTCTGAAATCCAAAAGTGGTATAAACTAATGCCACAGGCTTTTCAAGATGAGTTGGAGTTTCGGTCGGACAAAATCACACTCAAGAATGCCCCCGACAGCTTTTGTGTGAGCAGAACAAGCCGACGAGAAAATCCCGAAGCCTTACAAGGATTCCACTCCCCCAATATGTTATTTATTATCGATGAAGCATCAGGTGTGCCCGATATAATTTTTGAAGTTGCACAAGGTGCAATGTCCACACACGGTGCAAAGACCATTATGGTGGGTAACCCCAACCGGTCTACAGGATATTTCTTTGACTCGTTCAATAAAAATATCGAAAGTTGGCGAACAATGACTGTATCGTGCTTAGATGCCGATACGGTAGACCCCCAATACGTTGAAGACATGAAACGACAGTATGGGGAAGATTCAAATGTATTTCGTGTTCGTGTGTTAGGGCTACCGCCTGAGACAGACGATAATGCGATTATTGGTCGGGCTCTTGTAGAGTCTGCAATAGACAGAGAGGTCGAACCAATAGAAGTAATGCCCGTTTGGGGCATAGACGTTGCAAGACATGGCAGCGACCGTTGTGCTCTGTGTAAACGTAAGGGTAACGTAATAACTGAGCCAATCAAGCATTGGGGTGGCAAAGACCTCATGGAGACGGTTGGTATTATTATGGCAGAGTATGAGTCTACACCCTTCAGAGACCGTCCTACAGAATTGTTGGTGGACTCTATTGGTCTTGGTGCAGGTGTCGTTGATAGGTTGGTAGAACTAGACATACCGGCTAGAGGGATTAATGTGGCAGAGAGTTCGAGCTTGAGTAACCGCTACATGAGACTGCGAGATGAATTGTGGTTCAGGTGTCGTGAGTGGCTTGAGCAGAAAGACTGTCAGATACCTGACCAAGAAGAATTAATAGCAGAAGTAACTGCGGTACAGTATTCTATCATGTCGAACGGTAAGTTCAAAGTCGAGAGCAAAGACGAAATGAAGAAACGTGGCATGAGAAGTCCTGATGTAGCTGATGCGTTGATGCTGACGTTTGCAAGTAATGCTATTAGAGCATCAGGGAATGGTGGGGGTTATAAGTTCAATCAGAAGATTGATTACGGTAGTAGTGGGTGGATTGTATGAAAGACAATATCATCAATTTTCCTAACCCTGAAGAATTAGATATTAATGATGAGCAGTTTTGGGAGCAATGTTCCGAGATTTACCATATGTTTGCGAATATGTCGCTATCGCTGATGCGTATGGAAGCTGCTGACAGTCATGAAGTTGCCGGTGCACTTTGTGTCGTTGCATTAAGTATTTTAAAGGGTCAGGGTATGGACGCAGACGAAATTAGTGAGTTTGCTGACATGGTATTCGATAGAGATTAAGCCGCCTACTAATAGAAGAACACGCATTTGATAATTTTTAGAAAATAGCTTTAAAAATGTAGGTGGCATATGAGTTTATATGAAAACATAAATAAAAGAAAAAAAGCAGGCACATCAAGACCTAAGAAGAAATCCACTATATCTGCAAAAGCCTATGCAAATATGAAAAAAGGATTTCCTAAGAAGAAAACGAAGAAATAATGGCTAAGGTTAAAGAAGTTAAGTTGCATGAGCCTACTTATAAAGGCACATCACAGGGTCGCAGACCGATTACTTCTACAATGAATAAAGCCAAAAGACGTGGTTTTAAAAAATACAGAGGACAAGGCAGGTAATGGCTAAAGACCCTAGATTATCACGAGTAGGTGTTAGCGGTTATAACAAACCAAAACGGACACCGAGTCACCCTAAGAAGTCTCATGTTGTCGTGGCGAAGTCAGGTGACCAAGTCAAAACTATTCGCTTTGGTCAACAAGGTGTAAGTGGTGCAGGTAAGAATCCTAAGACTGCTAGTGAGAAGGCTAGGCGGAAGTCGTTTAAAGCACGGCACGCAAGCAACATTTCTAAAGGCAAGATGTCGGCGGCATATTGGGCAGACAAAGTGAAGTGGTGATATGTCAAAAAGGGATAAAAGAACAATCGAGGGAATCGTTTCTGAATTAGAAGTTCAGAAAGAGTTAACGCAGAACCCCGACCTTTTAGTATTTGTACCCCTTATGGGATTAGGGTTGGTTGATATCGTAACCCTGAATAGAAAAACAGGCGAGTTTAAAGCCTACGACGTAAAGGCTCGCAGCATTAGAAAATCGGATTATGTGACGAAAGATGGTCACTTCAAGAACACTAAAGGCAAGTTGATTCATAGACCCCGTAGTGAGGAACAGAAACGGCTTGGTGTTGAGATTATATACCCTAAAGAAAAGGAATAGCTATGAAAATGTACAAAAAAACAATGACAGTAAAACCTGCAAAAGGTGGCATGAAAAAGAAAGCTAAGAAATCAACATATACTAAGAAGAAGTAATTATGCCATACAGTAAATACAGTCCTGCACAAAAACGACTTGCTGCTGTTGCAGGTAATCGTAAAAAGATAACTGCAGCTGACTTAAAAGCTGTTGGCAAAAAGAAAAAGAAAAAAGGTAAGTAAATGCCAAAGATGGACGATAATACATTTCAGTCACTCATCAATGACCATATGGTTGATGCTGTCAATTATTATGACACGGAATATGCACTCGATAGGTCTGAAACATTAGACTATTACTTGGGTGAACCATTTGGCAATGAGGTCGAAAACAGGTCACAAGTAGTCGCTACAGAAGTGTCTGATACAATCGAATATATCATGCCACAGTTGATGAAAGTATTTCAATCATCTGATAAGTTTGCACATTTTGTAGCAAGGCAGCCGGAAGATGTTAAGCCTGCAGAACAGGCAACAGACTTGGTTAACTATGTTATTAATAATGACAACAACGGTTTTGTAAATATCTATAATTGGTTCAAGGATTCACTACTATTTAAAATCGGTGTATTAAAAGTATTTTGGGAAGAAAATATACAGACTGTTGAGGAGTCTTACGACAATCTTAACGAAGAAGAACTTACTTTATTATTAGATGACCCGGATATAGAAGTTATATCACAGTCAGTCAATGAGGTGGGTGTACTTGCAGATGATGCTCCTGAAATGTCAGAAGACATGGACGAAGACGACATAGTCGAGATTGCTGAAGATGCGATGACCGGTGAGGGTCAAATCCCATTAATGGTTACTTATGATGTAGAAGTTAAGAGACGTAAGAATAGTGGTCGTGTTAAGATTATGAACGTACCACCTGAAGAATTCCTCTTTTCAAGACGTTCTGTATCTCTTGAAACTGCCGACTTCGTTGCTCATAGGTCAAGTATGAAAGTAGGCGACTTAGTGGATTTAGGATATGATTACGATACTGTATTGGCTCACTCCGGGTATAACGAGATTGATAACGAAGCTGAAGTACAACAGAGATTCCAAGATGTGGAAGCAGGCACAAGGCATGATAGCAAGAATGACCCAACAATGCACGAATGTTTGGTTACAGAGATGTATCTTCGTTCTGATTATGATGGCGATGGCATACCTGAACTAAGACGTGTTCTAGCTATTGGCGAAAGCAACTTTGTATTAGAAAATGATGCGTTTGACCATATCCCATTCTGCATTTTATCACCGATATTAATGCCACACAGAATGATTGGTCGTTCTGTTGCTGAAATGGTTAAAGACTTACAATTAATCAAGTCTACAATCCTTAGACAGTTATTAGACAATATGTATTTGACTAATAACAGCCGTGTCGGTGTTGTAGAAGGTCAGGTAAACTTAGAAGACTTATTGTCCTCTAGACCGGGTAATATAGTGCGTATGAGAGCACCGGGAATGGTACAGCCGTTAGCTGTTCCACAAATTGGCACAACAGGATTTAATATGCTTGAGTATATTGACCAAGTGCGTGACCAACGTACCGGTTTCTCAAAAGCATCACTAGGTTTAGACCCAAAAGTATTACAGTCCACAACAGCATCTGCAGTACAAAGCACAATGCAAGGTGCACAGTTAAAAACAGAGATGATTGCACGGGTTTTTGCTGAAACAGGGTGTAAGGATTTAGCTAAAATCGTATTACTTCTTTGTCAAAAACATATGATGAAAGAACGTATTATACGCATTCGTAACGAATATGTATCCGTCGACCCAAGAGCATGGGACACAGAGTTTGACATTTCTGTTGATGTCGGATTAGGAAACGGTAAAGAAGATGAGAAGTTACAAATGCTTCTACAGGTTGCAGGCAAACAGGAACAACTGATTAGCCAATTAGGAATGAACAACCCGGTCGTTAAACCAAGTCAATATGTTAATACGTTAAACAGAATTATTGAAATGGCAGGATTTAAAGATACATCAGAGTTCTTTAATTCCGCTGAGCAGATTGACCAAGTATTAGCACAGCAACAAGCCGCCCAACAACAGCAGGGTGGAATGTCGCAACAGTTTGAATTAGAAAAGCAAAAAATGCAGGCAGACATTGCATTAGAACGTGAGAAAATGATGATGGAACTACAACTCGAACGTGAGAAGTTCCAACAGCAGTTAGCACTTCGTAGAGAAGAACTACAAGCAGAATTAGATTTAAGAGAACAAAAATTAGCTTTAGGCGGGGACGTTAGTACGAATTTACCTAAAGCATAAAGGGGGAGACTATGTCATTAGATGATGAGAGACAACGAGGATTGTTGGCGGAAACATTACGCAGTAATCCTTTACTGAAAGAAATCTTTCAGTCGTTAGAGAGTTCTTATATTGCCGATTGGTCTCAGACTGATTTAGACGATACTAAGAAAAGAGAACAGGCTTTTTATTTGTTGAGAGCATTGCAAGATATTAAGGGGCAGATAGATTCTATTGTTGCTACCGGTAAACTTGCAGACCAACAGATAAGAGGGTTCTCACGTAAAAAATAACAACAATGGAGAAAAGATATGGTTGGGATTCCCGATAACGGAACTGACTCTATTGCGTTAGATAAATCTGATGCAATAAATTTACTTTTGAATAGAGATACCACCCCTAGTCAGGCAAGTGAAGATATTCAAAAGTCGGAAGGTGTTCAAGAAGCACCGGTCGAAGAAGTGGAAACAGAAATTGATGAGGAAGTCGTAGAAGGCTATTCCTCAGAAAATGAAGAAGAAGCAGAAGACTATCAGGATAGTGAAGAATCTGATGAAGAAGAAACTACTGATGTTTACTTAGCAACGGTTGATGGAGAGCAGGTAGAAGTTACTGCAGACGACCTGATAAAATCCTATCAAATCGAAGCGACCGCACAGAAGCGATTGTATGAAGCAGCAGAGGAGAAGAAACGTATTCTCGCTGAAGCTCAACAAGTTGAAGCGGAAAGGAAGCATTATGCTGAAAATTTAAATCTGTTGATGCAACAGTTGCAGCAGTTTCAGTCAGGTAATATGACTGATGAGCAATGGCAACAGTTGTACGACGATGACCCTGTCGCTTATGTAAAAGCGAAAGAGGATATTCGTACACAACAGGATAGATTTCAAGCATTGCAACAAGAGCAAATGGTACTTGCAGAAAGGCAATTACAATCCGAACAGGCAAAACTCATTGAAAGGATTCCTCAATGGAAAGATGCCGATGTAGCTACAAAGGAACGTAATGCTATTGTAACCTATGCCAAGCGATTTGGATTTACAGATAATGAAATCGCTGCGACTAACGACTCTCGTGTCGTTGACTTATTAAGACGTGCCTATCTTTATGATGCGTTGCAGTCGAGAAAACCGAGTGCTACGAAGAAAGTAAAGAAAGCACCGAAAATGATTAAGTCAGGGACTCCGAAGCCAAAAGTTAATGTTTCCGAACAAAACCGAAAATCGGCTTTTGATAAACTAAACCAAAGTGGTCGCAAAGAAGATGCGATTGCTTACCTATTAACTAAATAACTGATTAAGGAAAACTAAAATGGCAACATATACAACTTCAGCTGCTGTTGGTGAAAGAGAAGACCTTAGCGATATTATTTACAGAATTGACCCTACAGAAACACCATTGGTAACAGCTATGGCTAAAGAAACCACATCAGGTGTTACAACTGAGTGGCAAGTACAAGAACTAGCCGCTGCTGTAGATGACAACTATGTAAATGAAGGTGCTGACTATTCTTATGTTAACCCAACAGCTACATCAAGACTTAACAACGTACACCAAATTGCTGCACAAGCTGCTTCAGTATCAGGCACATTAGATGTGGTTGACAAAGCAGGTCGTGACAAAGAAACTGCGTACGTTAAAGTGATTAAAGGTCTTGAGCAAAGACGTGATATTGAAAAATCACTATTTAAGAACGAAGCAAAATCTTCTTCTGACCCAAGAAAAACAGCTAAACTGATTACTTGGATTACAAATGGTGCAGTATCAGATGATGCGTCTACATCATTCGCTACAGGCGATGGCTCAGACACAGCAGACGTAACTGCTGCATCTGCTGATGCCTTAACACTAGCTAAAATCGATACAGCTATTAAAGCTGCTTACATCGATGGTGGTTCACCAACAATGCTAGTAATGTCACCATCTAACAAGGTGAACTTTAGTGGTCTATCATCAGGTTCAGTAGCAACTAACCAAATCACTTCAACAGCACCTAAAGAAGCATCTATCGTTGGTTCTGTTTCTCTGTACCTATCAGACTTCGGTACACTAGAAGCAGTTGTTGATAGACAATTAGGTGATGGCGAAATTTACGTCGTAGACAAAGACTATGTATGTCTTGGTTTCTTACCGGGCAGACAGTTCTCTGTTTCAGACGTTGCTGCTACAGGTGATGCAACTAAGTTTGCAATCATTTCTGAGTATGCTCTTATGGTCAAAGCACCTAAAGCACACGCAGCAATTATTGGACTATCAGGTTCATAATAAAACGAAAAAGAAGTGGGTGTTGCTCCCTTGCACCCACTTCACACTTAGAGGGATAAAATGAAAAAAGTAATTTCGACAGATGGCATTTCCAAAAAAACAACAATGGAATATGATGCCAACTTACAAGAATATATAATTAAGACAGAACAAAAGATTGACCCTATTAAAGATTTAGCTAAGTCACAACTAGACAATCACAGACCGGGCGATATGATTGGGAATACCCAAAGACATTATCAAAAGATTGGTGAAATACCTGCTGTCTTATATCACGATTTATTACAGAAGTTTGGTAGTCCTGCACAGAATCCAAAGGCATGGTATCGTTGGTTGCAAGATGCAGACAACCAAGCATTTAGAACAACTAATGGTAGGTTAATTTAATGGCATTCTCAAATTATAGTGAGTTGAAGACTTCGATTGCTAATTTCTTAGCACGAGATGATTTAACATCACAAATCCCTGACTTTATTAGATTAGCGGAAGCACGCATGAGTAGAGAGTTAGATGCTCGCTCAATGGAAAAGAGGGCAACTGCTACAACTGTTGCAGGAGATGGTTATATCTCTTTGCCAACAGACTTGAGGGAAATAAGGAATGTACAACTAAATACCGACCCTGCAAAAACTCTGGAATATTACACAGTCCAAATGATTAACACGGACTATGCCGGACAGGGTCAGGGCAAGCCGAAGGCATACAGTATTGTTGGAACAGAAATACTATTGAAACCAACACCTGATGCTGCCTATACATTAGAAATCGTTTATGGCGAGAACGTACAAGCATTAAGCGATGAAGATACCAACAATACTATTTTATCAAGACACCCTGATGCTTATTTGTATGGGTCGTTAATGAACGCATATACATACTTGATGGACGAAACAAGAGCATCACAGTATGACCAACTGTTCACAAGAATCATGGACGAAATTATTCGTGATACCGAAAAAGCACGTTATGGGGGAGTGCTATCAATGAAAACAACATATAGAGGAAAATAACAATGTCAGCTATGTCAGATTATTTAGAGAATAAAGTTTTAGACCACGTTCTCGGAACAACATCATACACTATGCCTACTACTGTTTATATTGGTCTATCAACAGGTACTTTTGCTGATGACAATAGTGGAACAGAATTAACAGGTGGTTCTTATGCAAGGCAATCTATTGCATTTGATGCTGCAGCGAGTGGTACAACAGACAACACTTCTGCTGTAGACTTCCCTGTAGCGACAGCAAATTGGGGTACTGTTAGTCACTATGGTTTATTCGATGCATCATCAGGTGGTAATTTATTAGTGCATGGTGCTTTTGCATCATCAAAAACTGTAGAAACAGGTGATGTGTTAAGAATTGGTGCAGGCGAGTTAGATATAACTGCAGCTTAGGCTTTGACCAATGGCAACACTTGAACAATTAGATGCTTATGGTACTCTTGAGCAATTAGATGCTTATGGTACTCTTGAGCAGCTAGATGCTCTACAACCATTACTTGCATCAGGCACAGGTGGTATAGGATTTACCACAACTGCAAATGCTACATTAAGAAAATGGACAGCAACAGTTGAACAGCTTGATGGGTGGGGTAGTGTAGAGGATTTAGATGCTTATGCAGCAACAGTAGAGGAATTAAACT